CCTGGTCAAGGTTCTGCGTCTGCTCGTCCAGCCAGGACCTTCCTCGAGCCTGTGCCGCCTGGGAGGACTGCATCAGCTGGTCCAGCAGGCTGGAAGTCTTCGTCTGGACGCCGCTCACGGCCTGGTTCCAGACATCGCCCGCGCCACGGACCGGGGCTGCGGTAGAGCCAGCTGCCACCGTTGGGTTGTTCGCCAGCAGCGCTCCCTGGACGGGGCCCATGACCGCAGTCATCTGGTCGGGCGTCATCCACTCCGAGCCCTGGCGCAGGTCTGACCCGCTCCTGCCGACGTGGAACTGGCCGGTCTGCGGGTTGTAGCCATCAGCGTAGAAGTAGTGGCCCTGGGTGCTGATCGTGACCGGGTTACCCGTCTGCGCCTCGGCGGCTATGCGGTCCCACTGCGGGCCCTGGACCAGGGTCGTGTCCACGCCCAGCTTGTTCATCAGCTGCTGCTCGCTGGCTATCCCCGCCATGCCCGATTGAGCGGTCCAGCCCACGGTCTGGGCCAGGTCGGTCGCCTCGCGCAGCGTCGGGTTGCGCCCGAACCTTTGAGCAAATCGGACAGCGGCAGCTGGCCCACATGCGGCGTATGCCTCGTCATTCGACAGCTGCGGGTCACCGAACTGGGAGATGTCCCTGAAGCCCTGCTGGGCCGCCTGGCCGATGCCGCCCAGGACCGGGGTGTCCTTGTTGATGCCCGTGAAGCCGGTGATGCCCTGCGCCTTCGCCCCGTACCAGGCGTCCCAGCCTGACTGCTTGGCTCGGTCCAGGGCGAAGTCGACGCTCGCCTGCCAGGCATTCGGGTCGCCAGGCTGGTAGCCGGTCTGGGCGGTGAACGTGTTGCCCATGCCAGCGACGTTGCCCAGCTGCTCGTAGCCTGGGCCGCCGTAGTGCAGCTGGAAGGGCCACCAGCTGGAGCCGGTGCTGAAGGTGCCGCGCCGCGCGGGCTCCATGCCGCCCTCGGACTGGGCCACTTTGAGGGCGACCTGGGGATCGATGCCACGCTGCTGGGCGGCCTGGGCGATGTAGCTCTGCACGTCATTGGTCCCAGGGGCCGCGCCACCGCTCGGGGCCGAGGGGCCAAACGACGGGGCCGCCTGAGCGGCGGTCTGGGCGGCCTGACCGGCCATCTGTTGCAGCTGGCTGATCTGGTCCGCGCCGACCTGCATAGCGCCGCCAACAGCTTGCTGGGCTCCCTGCACCGCGCCGCTGGCCATCTGCTGTAGCTGGGCAATCTGGTCGGCCCCAGGAACAGCTGGCGGCTCGGGGGCCGGAGCAGCTGTACCGGTCGGCTGATTGTTGGCAATAGGACTAGTAGGAGGGGCAGTTGGCGGTGGGGCCTGGGTCGCCCCACTGACCATCTGTTGCAGCTGGGCTATCTGGTCGGCGGCTGGCTGGACAGCTTGCTGGACAGGCTGGACAGCTTGCTGGGCGAACGCCTGCGCCGCGCCCGCGCCCTGGCCGACGAGGTTTTGCAGCTGGCTGATCTGGCTCTGGGCCGACTGCATGAAGCTGAACTGGCTGGTCTGCTCGTCGGCCTTGCGCTTGAACTCGTCACGCTGCCACTCGTCGTAGGTGTCGTTGTCGACATCGGGCAGCATCGTCATCGGCGTGCCGCCTTCTTGGGCCGCTTCGTCGCTGGCCTCACTTGGTATGTATGCAGGTTTTCGTCAGCTGGTGCGGGTGGGTGACAAACCTGGCACAGCCAGCCCCACGGCACTTCGACCCAGACCGCCCACGGGCACGGGGTGTTGTGCAGGCAGGTCGGGCGAAGATCGGCGGGCGGCGCTAGCGCAGTCGCCACGTCCCGGCCCCAGGAGCGTTGGTGGCGTACTTCGGCAGGCTCTGGTTCATCAGCGACTGCACGTCGTTCTTGTCCCAGCCCTGGGACTCGTACTGGCCGAGCAGCATCTGCTGCTGGCTGGGGGCCATGTTGTTCCACGACTGGGAGGCAATCTGGTTGGGGGCGGGCAGGTTGTACTGCTGCGGCTGGGGGTTGCCGAGGGTGTTGGTGCCGTTCCCCATGGCCTGCTGCCACTTCTGCTGCTGCTGGGCAGCTGCCTCAGGGGTGCGCCCAGGGAGGCCGGCGAAACCTTCGCCCGCGCCCAGGTTGAAGTTCTGGGTGGCCTGGTTCGCGGCCTGCGCCCCACCCTGCTGGAACGCCTGGGTGTACTGCTGCGCCTGAGGGCTGAGCAGCGGGTTGCCCTGGGGAGCGGCTTGCCCGCCGCCGGTCCACATCGTGTTGGACATCTGGCCGTACGGGGCCTGCTGCTGGCCAGCGTTCGCGGCGTTGTTCCACGTCTGCTGAGCGTTGTTGGGGTTGGCCCCGGCGTAGGCACCCTGATTGCCAGCAATCTGGCCCATCATCGATTGCAGGCTGACCGCCTGGGGGGCCACGCCCGTGGTCGCGCCGCCACCGGGCACGTACTGGCCCATCGCGGCTGCCGCGAGGTCGCGCATGCCGCCGGGCGTTGAGCCGAGGACCTGCTGGTACTTGGCCCAGTCGGCGGGCCCGCGCAGCTGGCTGAGCATCTGCAAGTACTGCTGGGCGTTCGACTGTTGCAGCTGCTGCTGCTGGGCGGCGAATTGCTGCTGCTGGAACGCCTGGCTCCACTGCTGCTGCTGCCCGGCGAGGGTCTGCTGACCAGCCTGTGGGGCAGCCCCGCCTGGGGCGTAGTACTGGCCGTACTGGGAAGCCAGGTCGTATGCCTGCTGCCACTGCTGCTGCTGGGCCGACTGGGTCTGCTGGCCAGCCTGGGGCGTCCCCCAGCTGCCGAAGGTCGACGCGAACCATTGCTGGCTCGGCATCGTGTACTGGCCCTCGTACATGCCCGTGAGGCCAGCTTTGTCGACGGTCTCCTTCCAGGCCTGCTGTGCCTTCTGGAGGGCCAGCGTCTGGTTGTTGTACTGGATCATCGCCTGCTGATAGGCGGCATCTCCAGCCTGTTTGGCCTGGTTGATCGTGTTCTGGTGGAAGTCTGGGTTGTAGTCCGGCGGTGGGTTCATGCCCATGGCTTAGGCTCCTCCTGGGACGAGCGGCCCGAACGGCATTCTTGTCGGAGGCGGGCCTGGCGGCGGGGCGTTTGGCGAGAGCAGCCCTGGAGCGCCACCCGAGGGCGGGATGTTGGGGTTCATGCCCGGAAGCGGTCCTGGCGGCATCGGCGGCAGCGGCGGTGGGCCTGGCGGCATCGGACCGGGCGGGCCCTGGGGCATGGGGGCCAGGGCGTCAATCGAGTCGGGGTTCTGGGGCTCGGGCGGCTTTAGCTCGGGGTACGCCTTGATGACCGCCTTGTAGACGGTGGCAAACCCCTCGGGGCCGAGCCGCGCAAGCTCCTTTGATCGGCCTGCCTCGTTGGGCGAGCCATCGGGGTTGAACAAGAGCGACCGGTAGACCTCCAGCTTCTGCTGCTCGGTGAGCGGCGCGGCGAACGGTGCCTGGCGCGGCGCGAGCGCGAGCGCGACCTTGTTCGCGGTGTCGTCGATCCACAGCGCCAGGTCGTTGGCCACGTCGTCGAACATGGTCGTTTTCGGCATCTACGGGCCACCTCCTGGCAAGCCGACCATGTTGCTCGGCAGTCCTGGCACGACCGGTGCTCCAGGGATGCCACCTGGCGGCATGCCGCCACCACCGCCCCCAGGAGGCGGGGGAGCGATGGGCAGGCCCTGACCTGGCGAGGGAACAGGGTTGGGTGGCATGCCGCCGGGCGGACCAGCTGGAGGTGCCCCGGGAGTACCGCCGGGGACGCCAGCTGCCCCTGGTCCAGGCATACCGGGAGGTGGCGGGCCGCCCGGACCAGGCTGTGGCAGGCCCGCTTGCTCCATGCGGGCCGAGCGGATCGTGGCGACCTTCTGAAAGATGGCGTTCTTTAGCTCGGCCTGAATCTCGGGACTGTTCTTCAGGTCGTGCAGCAGCCAGCTTTTCTCGACTTCGTCGGGGTTCGAGCCTGCCTCCTCGACAGCGTCCTCGTACGTGATCAGCTTCAGCTGCATCTTCTCGCCTATGGCTCGGGTGGCGACGATCTCGTTGCTCGGCGTGCTCGGTGCGAGCTTTGCCTCGTAGCGGTGGACGCCTTTCAGGTCATCTGGCCCGATGCCGAGCCAGGCCGCCTTCACCTGGCCACCAATGGTCTTCTTGCCCTTGGTGGCTTCCTGCTCGCCCCAGGCGTAGACCTTCTCCGCGATGCGGTGCTCGATCAGCCAACTCTCGAAGCCGATGCGGTCCCCGAGCGCGACCTCGGCGTTTTTGACAATCGGGTCCCAGCCCAGGCGGGCCAGGTAGGCGGCCTGGTTCAGGGCGTAGCCTGACTGGTCGCCGGCGACCATGCCCTGGACAGCTGAGGGGAGCGCTAGCTCCAGCATCTGCTGGATGTTGCCGATGAGCTTGTCGGCGTCGGCCCCGCTCTTCGGCTGGTCGATGGGGTTCACGTCGAACGGGAAAATCTTGCCCGGCTCCACGGTGGAGCCCTTGCCCTCGCGACCATCGTTGCCATAGGGGCGCTCGGAGAGCCCTGGGATCACGCCCGGCGGGGTGGTCTTCTTGAACGCCGGATAGGCGGTCATGTAGGCCGCCTGGCCCTGCATGGTGAGCAGCGAATCGAGCAGCGGGAACAGGCGCAGGAATCCGAACAGGATGGAAAGGCCCGCGTGCTCCGGCAGGCGTGAAGCAGTGGTGATGCCCAGGGCGTGGAAATACGGACCCGTGAGCGTCTTCAGGATCGGGTCTCCATAAGAATGCTTGTTGACCTTGCACAATGTGGAGCGTTTCAGCCCGCTGGTGCGCTGATTCGGACCTTGCAGGCAGATCGTCTGGATGCGGTAGTCCCAGGCCTCGATGCAGCGCAGCGTGTCGGTGCCGGACTTTTTCATCAGCGTCGACCACTCCGCTCGCGCGAGGCCAGCTGCCCTGGGGTCCAGCCCGCTCCACGTATCAGGCGGTACGACGTTTCCTGAGGAGTCCAGACCCGCCCCGAAGCGCTCTAGCGCCAGGGAATACGGAACTTCCTTGATCTCCATGCACATCGACAGGCCGTTCTCGTTCTGCTCGTAGTAGAAGGTCTCGGGCGGCACGTCGGTGGTGGTGATGGGATACGGAGCCGCGAGCTTGTAGTCCTCGGTGGTCTGGTGGTAGATGCGGTCCTTGGCGTCCTGATCGAACTCCTTCTGGTCGTCGAGGGCCTTCTGAAGTGACTTCGACTTGGTGTCGTACTCCCCCCAGGCGACCTTCGAGCGCTCCACCGTCTTCAGGATGCCCTCACCCTTGCACGCCAGGCTCCACATGAACAGGCGCAGCAGCTGCCGCTTGGCCTCCTGCTCCTGACGCTTCCAGCTGCTCTCGAAGAACTGCTCGCGTAATGTGGAGTTGGCCTGGTACACGTCCCCGAAGCCGATGGGCTTGAAGACCGTCGAGCACTCGTTGACGCTGAGCGCTGCGGTGACGGTGTTGGCGATGTGGAGTGCCAGCGGTGAGCGGACCTCGATGGCGGTCTTGCGGTACGCCTCCGGAATCTCCACCGGCAGGTCACCGAAGAGCACCGCATCGATGTCGCGGTATAGCTCGTCACGGTCGTTGAAGCGGACCCGCATCTCCTGGGCAAGCTCCATCGTCGCCCGCTCGGCGGCATCCTCTTCCTTGCTGCCAGAAAACCAGCCGTTGGGCGGCGCTGTGCCGAGACTCATCTACGGAACTCCATTACTGAGCAGCGGGAGGGGATGGCGTTCGACAGCCCGAACGTGGTGGACGCACTCGCGTTGTGGATAAACAGCGACATCTTGTGCGTACCAGCCGAGGGCGGGGTGGTGTACACGAAGGCGTGCATGGGCATGTACTGACCGGGCTGGAGCGTGGCAATCAGCATCGACGCCGACACCGCACCGTCCCAGCCCCAGCCGATGTAGCCATTACAGCTGGCGGAAGCAATGAGCGTGGTGACGCAGTCGATCCGGACCAGGGTGCCGCCGAAGTTGCCCGAGCCATTGATCGGCGTTTCGACCCACTGGCCCGAGAGCGTCGTCGAGAAGTTGGAGTAGGCCGCCGCATCAATCAGCAGCACCGTGGCCGCGCCGTTTGCCAGGTCGGCAAAGGTGATCGTGCCATCGGCAATCATGGCCCCGGTGACCGACCCTGGGGCACCGGCGACCGGGTAGTCCGAGCCATCGCTGCCAGCAATCCGCAGCCCTATCTGGCCAGCTGGCTTGTAGAGCGCCACGCCGGCCACGCTCGGCTCGTGGAAGCCAATCGCGGGATTGCCCGCGCCTGCTGGACCCGCTGGCAGAGAGGCGGGCGAGCGTATCTCGATGTTGCTCTGCCAGCCACCGCTGTTACCGGGTGCAGCTGGCCGATCAGCGGCGAACACGGCATGGCCGCGATGCGTCCACAACCCGTTGGATGCCTTCTCGTAGCCGTTGGTGGTCTCCTTGAACGCCTGCGGACTCAGGACCACCGCACGTCCTCCACCTCCGTGGGCTCGGGCGGCTGCGCCTCGGCGGCGAGCCCGTAGCGGAGTGCGTCGGGCGCATGGTCCTCGGTCTTGTGCTGGTTGAGCACGTCGGCCACGTCCTCGGGATCGAGCGGGTCGTGGACCAGCGTCGGCAGGGTGCGGCACAGATTGGGCGCACGCCCGTCGAGTACCTGAAGCCTGGGCCGACCAGTACCCGTGGCCAGCGCTCGGCGGACGATTGCCCAGCCCTGCTTGCGGCTATTCATGCCCGGGTAGACCGGCCAGCAGCCGTGCTCGGCGTAGACGTGCGCGATGGAGGGCCGCATCTGCTCGGTCCTAGCGTTGAACATGCTCGGGTCCAGAATCCGCAGCTGCATCTTCTCGTCGCCCGTGGCCTGGACAATCGCCTCGGCCTGCTGCTCGTCCCTGACCCCTGCGGCGTATAGCTCGCGGTACACGAAGATGGTTCTGGTCTCGGGCTCGCGGGCGAACCACAGGCAGCAGAACGGTGCTGCGAAGCCGTAGTCGACCGACAGCCAGCGGGGCCAGTCCTGCGGAATCTCCCGATCCGCGACTATGTGCAGGCTGGGGTTCCACTCCTCGAAGTACATGCCCTCGGCGGCGACCCACAGCCCCAACCGCAGCCGCTTGTACTGCCAGCCGGTGAGGTTATCCAGGGCCTTCATGTAGTCGGCGGTGAGGCTGGGGTTGTCCTCGTGCTTCGACTCCAGCAGCACGGTCCTGCCCTCGTCGCAGCGCTGCTTCAGCCAGTGATCCGGAGGACCGGGGTTGCAGTCGGCAATGATCTGCTGGTAGCCGAGCACGCCATTACGGAGTCCGCGCAGCAGCATGCCCCAATCATCCGACTCCAGTTCAGTCGCCTCGTTGACGTAGATCATGTCGAACTCGGTGCTCGCCAGCCGCTCCGCATCATCCAGCCCGGCGAGCACGATCCTGGCCCCCGAGGGGTAGCGGTACTCCTGATCGCCAGTGTGAAAGAGCACCGAGTTGGGCTGCGGCAGCACCTTGGTCTCCAGGGTGACCATGCTGGACTGGGTGATGCTTTTCCGCGTCTTGCGGACGATGGCGCAGCGCACGGGCAGCTGCATGCACACCAGATTGAGCTTCTCCAGGCAGGCCCTGCTTTTGCCAGTGCCGGCAGGCCCGGCCAGCAGCACCTCGCGAGCGGTGCAGCGCATCAACTCCCGAGCAGCCCCGCGTGGGCGGTAATGCTTCTCCTGCTCAGTGGCCTCAGCCGCCTTCCTGATCTCAAGGGTGGCCGGCATGAGCTACTCCCCTTGACGCTATCGTGACGCAACTGTGACTTGACAGGCTCCCCGTAAGGGGAATTCGCTGCCCATGATCAGTCATCCGGCCCGCCGGCGTAGATCATGGGTGGTTGGGTGGGGACGGGGCCGGTCACCCTTGACCCCGTATGGCTGAGCAGTGCCCTCACCCCACCCGCTCCGCTTGCCACTTGCGCCAGTAGCGCCACCAGTCGAAGTCCAGGCGCTCACGGCGAATCCACCAGTCGGCACCGCAGCTTCTGGAGCACCAGCGCTTCCGCTTGCGAGGTAGCGTCTTGCCGCAGCGCTCGCAGGTCGGCCACATGCCGCTGACATTCCGCACTCGCCTGGGGCTGGCAATGATCAGCTTAGCCATGCGCTAAGGCCTTCGTGCGTGAGGGGAGCGGGTGGGAATCGGACCCACCATAGCCACGGGGTTGTCGCCACCCGTGTATCTCCGCACCAGAGCGCTCCCATAGCGAGGCGCTAAGGCCACTAGGCTCCGAGTGGGAATTCTGGAAACGTGGGCTTCCCTACGTGCCCCCTCTCGGCCCAGGGGGCGGCAGTGGCACCCGTGCCCCCCTCGCGCGGGGCCTTCGGCCCTAGCAGCTAGAACGCGGGACGCGAGACCTCCCCTTCGCTCTCCTGCCCAGGGAGAGTGAACGGCAGTTGCAAGCCCGCTCAGCTGAGATGCGCCGAACGGGATTGTTCGCAGCATTGTTAGCTTGCGGACCCCCCAGGGAGTCCAAGCACCTCGGCTGGATCGAAGCCCTCCACCGCCTTGATCACCTGATTGATCGTGATGAGGCTGTTGTCGCGGTACGCGGTCGGGTTCTTCGCTCTCAGCAGCATCATCAGCAGGTTGTCGGAGTACTCGGTGCGGATGTCCTCGCCCACCATTTCGCCGTGCCAGAACTTGCGGGAGCGGATGACGGTGCCCTCCACAGCCCGACGCATTGCCTCACGTTCGAGCTTCTCTAGAACCTGCTGCTCGGCCTCCTTGAACGCCGCTGCGAAGTCGGCGTCCTTGTCCAGGGCATGCTGCACGGCGTTGTAGCTGAGGCCTGCCAGGCGGCAGCACTCCACCATCGTCCCGCGCTCGGCGTACAGCTGGAGGAAGCGCTCGCGGGCGGCCTGGACGTGGGCCACGGGGCTGTAGTTGCCCAGGCCGAGCAGCTGGTCATTGGGCACCCTGGGAGCAGGCTCCCTGGTCGTCACCTTGCCGGTCCGCTTCCTGGGCTGCCTGAGATTGGGCTCTCCCTGGTGCAAGGCTGAACCCGTAAAGCTGTCGTTTTCGATCTGTAAACCGTCGTTAGCATTTGGCCTGGGCGGGGCCACCGCCTGGAGGCCAGCTGGCCGCAGGCTGAGCAGGTCGGGGGCCTCCTGCATGGCTGCCCGCTCCCGACGCCACTGCTCGGTTTTCTTGCCCATGCCGGGGCCCAGCCTACGTTTTCCCCTCTTTTGAGATCAATCTGTGACGCGTTTGTAATGTCAAGGGGGCCTCCGCGCAGCCCTCGATTAGTTGGCCCAATCTTAGCGAATCGCTATGGTGCTCTCGCTGCGGCGAAGCCGCCGACCACCAGCGAAACACAAGAAAGGCACACAGCCACATGACCACCGCCAACCGCACCGCTCTCAGCACCACGATTGCCGCCATCATCGCCAGCGGACCTGGCAGCAGCTACGCCGACAACTTCGCCGCCTGGCACACCGCTCAGGCACAGCGCCTGGCCGCAGCGGTCGACTGGGCCGACCACTTCAGCGCCCAGGGCGACCACGCTGCCGCCGCCGGCGAACTCGACGCTCTGCGCCGCTACGCCGCTGAGGTCATCGCCGTGCAGGACCTCTGCCCCGACTGCGGCGACCGCAGCTGTGGCGGCAGGGGCTGCCAGGACGAGGCCCCCAACTGCGACTACTGCCAGGTCGTCACGCCGACCATGCCGTACTGGGTAGCTGCCTCGTGCAGCTGCGCCGCCTGACCACCGCCACCACTGGGAGCAAGACAGTGCCACGAACCACCACCCGCAGCGCCGCCGCCTCTGGCAAGACAGCTGCCTCCATCCGCCACCTGGCCGAGTACCGCCTGAGCGACAGCAAGGGTGCCAAGCGGCTGTGGCTCGAAGGCCGCCGCCTGGCCGACATCGGCCTGGACCAGGGCGTCCGCTACGACGCCACCGTCGCCGGCGACACCCTCCACATCCGCCTGGCCGCCAGTGGCAGCCACAAGGTCAGCCGCAAGCAGACCAGGCCGGTGATCGACCTGCACACTCGGGCCCTCGGCCCGGTCGACTGGGTCCAGGCCCGCTTCCTCGACTCGGGCGAGGTCATCGTCAGCGTCCACCCGGTCGAGAAGGCCCGCCTGGCCCGCCTCGAACGGCTGAACGCCAGGATGGCAGCCGGCCAGCCGCTGCGCCTGGGCAGCCTCAGCCACGGTGGCGGCATCGCGAGTGACGCCATGCTGCGCGGCCTGCACCAGGCCGGCGTCAGTGGCCAGCTTGCCTTCGGCCTGGACATCAACCCCGAGTACCTGGCCCAGTCGCTGGAGCACAACCCCGCCTGGAAGGCTGGCGGCATGAGCGTCGAGGCCAGCATCGCGACCGTCGACACCTCAGTGCTCCCCCAGGTCGACGTGCTGGAGGCCGGCCTCCCCTGTGTCGCCGCCAGCCGCGCCGGTCGCAGCAAGAAGGGGCTGCGCCGCCCCGAGCAGGACGCCAGGGTCGGCCACCTGGCCTACGGCTTCCTGCGGATCATCGAGGCCACGCAGCCGGCAGTGATCGTGCTCGAAAACGTCCCTGAGTACTCGGACAGCGCCTCGGCGGACATCATCCGTGGGCAGCTGGCCGAGTGGGGCTACGAGGTCTCGGAGCACACCGTCGACGGTGCCGCCTGGTCGCTCGAAGCCCGCACCCGCTGGGTGATGGTGGCAGTGACTCGCGGCATGGTCGTCGACACCTCGGCCCTCGCCCAGGGCGGCGACCGCCCCGCGAACCTCGGCCAGGTCCTTGACCGCAAGACGCCCGCCGCCAGCTGGCGCAAGTTCGAGGGCCAGGCGGCCCACGAGGCGCGGCACGCCGCAGCTGGCCACGGTTTCAAGCAGCGCATCCTCACCCCCGCGTCAGTGGCAGTGCCGACCCTGCGGCGCGGCTACCAGAAGGCTGGCACCACCGATCCTCGCCTGGCCCACCCGACTCGGAAGGGCTACAGCCGCCTGCTGAGCCCAGCCGAGCACGCTCGGATCAAGGGCATCGATCCCAAGCTGGTCGCGGGCCTCTCCGCGACAGTGGCCCACGAGGTCCTGGGCCAGTCAGTCATCTCACCCGCCTTCCGAGCCCTGGGCAGCTGCCTCGGGGCCTCGGTCACCTCGAAGGAGCAAGCTTCGTGAGCATCCGCCCGAGTGGCAGTGGCAAGACCGCCAGCTTCATCGCCGGCCAGCTGCCCGCCTCACCGTTCTGCCAGCGCTGGAACGAGCGCCGCCACAGCTGGCGGCACACCTCCGAGGGCGGCTTCAACAGCCGCGCCTTCGAGGTCGCGGCCCTGGACGAGCCCACCGCCTCGGCGTTCGTGGTCCAGCACCATTACAGCGGCAGCTACACCGCTGCCCTCCAGCGCTACGGCCTCTACTCGGGCGAGCGCCTGGTCGGCGTGGCGGTGCTCACGAACGGCAGCTTCCCTGGGGTGCTCAGCCTGCCCTTCCCCAAGCTGGTGCCGATGAAGGAGAGCGCCGAGCTTGGCCGCCTGGTGCTGCTGGACGAGGTGCCGGCCAACGCCGAGTCGTGGTTCATCGCGGAGGCCTTCCGCCAGGCAGCTGCCCTGGGCATGCGCGGCATCGTCAGCTTCAGTGACCCGCTGCCGCGCACCGCCGCCGATGGCACGCCGGTGATGCCCGGCCACGTCGGCACGATCTACCAGGCCTCGAACGCCCAGTACGCGGGCCGCGCCACCGACCGCACGATCTACCTGCTGCCGAACGGCCAGGTCTACAACGAGCAGTGCCTGGGCAAGGTCCGCCTCCAGAAGCAGGGCCACCAGTACGCGGAGCAGCTGCTCGTCGACTGGGGTGCGAAGCCCAAGGGCCCGCGCCAGGACCCGAAGGTCTGGCTGCACCAGGCACTGGCCGAGGCCGGCTGCCGCCGCGTCCGCCACCCTGGCAACCACCGCTACCTGTTCACCCTGGGTGACCGCCGCGCACGCCGCAGCGTCAGTGTCACGATCCCAGCCAAGCTGACCCAGTCGGGCAGCTACCCGAAGACCGTCGATTCCGCCCCCGTGGTCTCGCTCAGGCGAGGCCGCCGTTCAGCCACGAGGAGCAAGTAATCGTGAGCACGTTGTTCGCCACGCCCGGCTCGGGCAAGACCATCACCTACCTGTCGGGCTGCATCCGCCGCGAGGCCCTCGGGCAGCGTCCCGACTTCGGCGTCCTGATGACACCGCTGATGGGCAATCGCCCCCAGGGTATCGGCGTCTTCGCCCTCGACAATGGCGTCTACACCGAGTTCCTGAGCAAGGGTAAGAAGCCCTTCAGCCTGGCCCGCTTCCTGGGCCTGCTGGACAAGTGGAAGCACGTCGCCCACCAGGCGCTGTTCGCCACCGCACCCGACGTGGTCGGGGACTGGCAGGG